AAGCATGAAGACAAGCAGTTGACCGTTGAAAAAGTTGAAGATTTGCTGGATGACTCCATTCCGAAAAATCACACGATTATGGCCGTTACCAATATTGCCTTTGAAGCATTTGCAGATCACATGGGACTTGAATTAAAAAAAGTCAAGGCCGACGACCAGGAAACGGAAAAGGTAGCGGAGAAGAAGAAACCGACGAAAACGATCCCCTCTACGAAGAAGCAAAAAAAGTAGCCCTGAGTATCGGGATCACTCATTCCGAACTGGACAAACTTACTCTCGTTGAGCTTAATGAACGGATCGTCGGCTTTAATGAGCGGGAGAAAGACAAATATCGGCAATATGCACAGCTACATGCACAACTTACGGCTTATATCCTGACTGCGTTGATAAGAAAAGAAGTCAAGCCAGAGGACATATTACCCGAAGTTTTTCCCGCCCGTCCCATTAAAACAAAGGAGGATAAACAGAAAGAACTCAATGAGATTAAAAGGATGGTTGGATTGAATTAATAGAGAGATGTCATGACGGCAAAATCACTCCTAGTCCGCATCGGTACTGACATTAAGTCTATGCAAGCCGGTTTCAAAAAGGCCGATGCACTTATCCAGAAAAATTCAGAGAAGTTTAAAAAAGCCGGCAGGGTTATGACCATTGCCGGTGGTGCTATCATCGGGGTCGTGACCGGTGTTGTTAAGGCATATGCCGATTTCGATAAATCAATGACAGAATCAACGGCGATCATGGGCGATGTATCGGACACTATGCGAAAGAAAATGGCGGAAGCTGCCAAAGATATGTCCGAGGCATCAACATTCGCGGCTAAAGATTTAGCACAGGCATATTTCTATCTTGCCTCTGCCGGCATGGATGCTGAACAGTCAATTGCTGCCCTGCCCGCTGTAACCAAATTTGCACAAGCTGGAGCGTTCGATTTGGCCCTCGCAACCGATTTATTGACTGATGCCCAGACGGCACTAGGATTGTCCTCGAAAGACGTAAAAGAAAACCAGGAAAACCTTATCCGCGTTGGAGATGTTTTAGTAAAAGCAAATACACTAGCCAATGCCTCTGTCCAACAATTCTCCGAAGCCCTGACAAATAAGGCGGCGGCAGCTCTTGTCAATGTTAATAAAGAAATGGAAGAGGGGGTCGCTGTTTTGGCTGCCTATGCAGACAAGGGAGTCAAGGGGAACCTTGCCGGACAGCGGTTGACCATGATGTTGAACGGCCTTTTTGATGCTACGAGTAAGAACAAAAAAGCATGGGATAAATATGGAATATCACTTTTCGACTCGAGCGGAGAGATGAGGAGTATTGCAGATATAATACAGGATTTAGAAATCCGATTCAAAGACATGACAACCGAGCAGAAACAATCCACTCTTGCAAGTCTGGGCTTTAACATAAAAACAAAAGATTCCATCCTGACCTTGATGGGATCGTCTGAGAAGATCCGGCAATGGACAAAGGATCTGAAAAACGCGGGAGGGACAACAGAAAAGGTTGCGGAGAAACAGTTAAAATCTCTTACTAATCAGTTAAAACTTGCCAAAAACACCATCGTGAATACGGCAATTTCACTAGGTGAACAGTTAGCACCTATGGTTGTTGAAATTGCAGGAAAGATTAAAACAGCAGTCGGGAAGATACGCGATTGGATAAAAGAACATCCCGAATTGACAAAGGGAATAGCATTAACGGCGGCAAAAGCCGGTGTCTTACTTGCAGTTCTGGGCCCCATAACAATGATGCTACCGGGATTAGTAGCCGGAATAGGTATGCTAGGTAAAGCATCAATAATATCTTCCGTAGGTTTGGGTAAACTCGGGGTCGCGGCTATTGCTACTTATGGAGCATACAAGGGATTAATTTGGATACGGGAACAATGGGAAAAATCTCACGGTAAATTTACAGAAGAAGAGACAAAGAGATGGGCAGAAATAGTTAAAAAATTTGGGGGATGGACCGGATTCATGGAGAAAGCCTCCGGCGGATTAAGAAAGATGGGCGGCGAGGCTACCATTCAGGGTAAGAAAGTCCAAGATCTAAATGATATCTGGCACCTATACGGAGAGAATACCCAGGAAACCCTCAAGGCCATTGCAGAGAGTAAGCATGGAGAGGACTTGAAAAAATTCCTTGAGGATACGGCGGGAAAACATTTGGAGGCTGCCAAAAGTGCCGAGGAACAGGGAAAATCGCTGGAGGATCTTAAAAAAGATGCCGAAGGTTTTATGAAATCTTTGGAGGAAAAACTGACTCTCCCTGCAAAGCTAGGTGATGAATTTGGGGATTTGGTTGAAATATTAGAAACAGAGCTTCATCCGGCCTTGCAGAAATTAGGCCCTAATACTCAACAGGCCGTGCTTGCAATGATGATGGGTACGGGATTATTAAAAGAAGACCTTATGAACCTATCGGCTATATTCCCGGAAGAGCTTGAACCTTCGGCATTAAGGACTTTTGATGTCCTGAAAACCGCCTTCGGTGATTTCCGGGGTCTGATAAGAGAACTACCACGGGAGATAGAACAGGATTGGAAGGAAACTCTTATGAGGGTTGCCGAATGTGCCTCTGTGGCAGTAGGCGGGATCGATGCCGCTTTTGCCCAGGCTTATGAAAACCAGATGATCAGGATTGATAATGAGGAGAAAAGGACACTTGAGGCGATTGATAATAAATATGATGCGACGATAGAGAAGAATGAAGCTCTTCTGGAAGCTGAAAAAGAGAAAACGAAAGAGATACTAAAGGGCATAGATGATGATTACAATACGAAGAAAAAGTATATCCTGAAAAACGTGAAGGATGAGGAAAAGAAAGCGGCAATGCTGGCAGACCTGGAGAAAAAACACGAACTGGATTTAGAGAAGGCTAGAACAGACAGGGAGCAAGCCGAACAGGAAACGGCAACGGCCCTGGAAAAGATTGAAGAGGCTAAAAATGAAGCATTAAGAATTGCCAGCGAAGACCTAGAAGAGAAAAGAGCGAAGGCTAGGAGGACGGCAGCCAAACAGGAAAAGGCCGTCGCTTTATTAAGTGCCATTGTCAATACGGCGGTGGGGGTAACAAAGGCTTTATCATCGACAATCCCTCCGTTCAATATCATACTGGCAGCAATAACAGCGGCAGCGGGGGCTGTCCAAGTTGCTTTGATCAAATCCAAGCCGATACCCCTCAAAGAGGGAGGGCTTGTCACAAAACGGACTGTTGCAGAAATTGGAGAGGCCGGACCCGAACTTATTATTCCCCTTAATAAATTGCAACCAGCCTTAGCCTCTGCTGGCGGGGGATTTATCCTGAAACAAAACAATTATTTCTACGGTGATATAAACGGGATAAATGATATTGAAGAAATTTCAAAACGTCTAGCAGAAAAGACACGTAGAGCAATAGAAAAAGGCAGAATGTAATGACTAGATTAAATGTAAGTTATAGTATATAATATAGTTAGGGTTAAAATGTTAATAAAATTTAAACATTCAGAAGAAACCAAACAAAAAATAAGTGAAATGAAAAAAGGCAAAAAGAGGGCGCCATTTTCTGAAGAATGGAAAAGAAAAATGAGCGAGGCACATAAAGGTAAGCGTTTTTCAGAAGAACACAAAAAAAAATTGAGCGAGGCGCTAATAGGAAATATCCGATGGTTAGGACGAACGCACACAGAAGAAACAAAGAAAAAAATAGGTGAGACACATAAAGGAAAATTGATATCTGAAGAACAAAGGAAGAAACAGAGTAAAGCGATGAAAAAATGGATGAGTAATAATCCACATCCAAAGGGGATGAAGGGAAAGAAGGTTACAGAAGAAACAAAGAGAAAGTTGAGTACAGCAAACTTGGGGGAAAATAATCCCATGTTTGGCGTTCATTTATGTGGCAAAGCTAATGGTATGTATGGTAAAAATCATTCAAAAAAATCAAAAAAGCAGCTAAGTTTATCACGAAAGGGGAAATACGGTAGGGAGAAAAATTCCAATTGGAAAGGTGGGGTATCTACTGAAAATCATTTAATCAGAAATTCAATACAATATAAAGAATGGCGAAAAATAATTTTTGAACGAGACGACTATACATGCCAAAAATGTGGAGCAAAAAGTGGGAACGGAAAAGCAGTCTATTTAGAAGCCCATCACCTTAAATCTTTTGCGGAATTTCCAGAACTAAGATTTGATTTAGATAATGGATCAACTCTTTGTAAAGACTGTCATAATCCAAGTAGGGGAAGGATATGCCAATTGAAAAGATAAAAATCGTCGACAGCATAGGTCAGGAATATACTTTGCCCAAAAACTTCGAACTGCGCTCAGACCCATCGGCCAGGAGAAGCAAGCTCTTAGATTTAGCCTTCACACATGGCGCAAAGGATGTTGGGGACAGTATGTTCGCTCCTAAATTCATCGAAGTCACAGGCAGGATTTGGGCGAATACTGATGCTGAATATAACGCAAAATGGGATGCCCTGGCCGAGCATCTCATAAAAGAGGATATCCGCATTCAGGATAAAGGCCGTCAGATTTATCTCAAAAAAATCGTGGGAATCTCTCATGATTATCCCTCAAAACTCTCTTATCATTGGGGAGAAGTGTCAATCACCTTTCTTGCCGCTGATCCGTTTTGGTATTCAGCCAGCGCACAGGAGAAACAGACATCAATCACAAGCTCACCGAAGCTATTCGAGTTTGACATCGGCGGGAAAATGGAGACCTGGCCGATTATAACGATTGATAATAATGCCGATAATTTTAATTTTACCCTCATAAACAAAACCGATGCAGACCGGACGTTCCAGGTCATTGATACGGGAGCGGGGTCGGGTACGACAATTATTATAGACTGTAAGATGGGGACTGTTTTGCGTGGGTCTACAAATATAATATCAACATTCTCCGGGCTTTTCCTCCGACTTCTAGGCGGTAGGACAAACGAATTTTCTTATACGGGTGCGAATTGCGATATAAAACTAAATTATTTCGAGGCATGGATTTAAACAATGGCCCGGTTGCGAGAAAAGCGCAGACTTCGAGGATTAAGATTCCTTGGTATAACGCTTGGGATTCCAGACATTCCCTATATCCCCTCAGAACCGGGGGAGCTTCGGGGATTCAAACTTATATTTTATGATCTAAGCGATGTCAAAATCGGGGAGTTGGGATCTGACGTAAAGACGGGCGTCATCTCTCAGGTGAATTTTGAATTAATGGGTTTAGGGTGTGCATCATTCTCCTTTATTTGCGATGATGAACCTAGCTTTGCAATCTCATACAGGACCCGGGTTGACATCCACCCTTACTTTGATGATACTCCCTGGTTTACCGGATTCATTCAAGTCCTCCCAAAGGCGGGGAAAAAACGGCCTTACGAGTATTCGGGATTTGGATTTTATGAACAGCTTGATTGGGTGACTGTTACCGAATCATACGAATCTGATGATATTGCAGATATTGTCAAGGATATCGTCCAAAATACCGTAGCTCCAAATACCCAGATAATCTATAATGCAAGCAAAATAATAAGCCCGAGCTATACGGTCGAATCAATAGATTTCGATCATGTGAGTGCAAAGGACGCGATACAAACCCTTGCGAACATGGCCCAGGGTTACGAATTCGGGGTTGATGATTCCCGTGAGTTTTATTTCCGGGCGGTCGATTCCGATGTTTATCATTCGTTATGGACAGGCAAGCATTTCCAGGACGCGGATATTGAGCAAAATCCTTTCACAGTCCGGAATAAATTATATATCAAGATAGGAGAAATCCAGGCAGGAGGATCAAATATCATAGGAAGTGTCCAGGACAATGACAGCATTGATGATTACGGACTCCGGGAAGAGGTAATTGATGTCCCGGAATCATTAGACTCAGACGATGCAGAGAGGTGGGCAAATGAGATTCTTGCGAATAAAAAGGACCCAGAGATTAAAGCAAAGATAAAAAATGTGATATTCGATGAAACTCGGGTAAAAATTGAGGCAAAGGGAAAGGCTAGAATAACTACTCATGAAGGAACAGAATATACACTCTATATAAAGAGGATCGGATATTCAATTTCATCCGGCGGGATAACCGGAGATATAGAACTGGAGTAAAAATGGTAGGATTAGAAAATGAAATCAGGGATCTTATCAAAAGATCTCAAGAAGACAGGCGAATGGGTGATAAACGCGCAAAACAGTTATTTTTGGGAATTATAAAAGACATCAGCAATCCTACCCGTGAATTAAAAATAAAATATGGGAGTTATACATCAACTTCTTTTGGAACCGGAACAAATACTAAAGATACGGGAGAGGCTTGCGGTACGATAGCCTTCGGGGGAATTTTTAATTTTTGGCCGACTACTCATTGGAATTTCCGGCTACGTGGATTTGGAATATATAATTCATCGGATCAAATCCGAATAAATATTGACGTAGAAAATAATGGTGCAGACCAAGGCTATGATGTTGGTTGGTTTGCCGTTTATTATTAAGGAGAATAAAATGCCTATAGAAAGATTCAAGGCATTGAAATAAACTGACGATTCGGTTATAATAAAGATATTATGAAAAAGAAATTATATAAAAACAAAACATGGTTACAACAAAAGTATGTAGTGGAAGAAATGTCTGCTAAAGATATAGCTCAGTCTTTTGGATTTGCCCACACTACAATTCTGAGATGGATGATTAAATTTGGAATATCAAGAAGACCAAGCGGTGCTCGAAAGGGAGAGAAAAATAAACAATGGAAAGGTGGGCCTAGGGCTTATGGAGAAAGACGGCGAAAGACTCGGGAATATAAAATATATCAAAAGAAATGGCGCGAAGAACATCCAAACCACATGACAAAAAGATGTCGGGAAATGAAGCAGAAAGCCATAGAATATAAGGGAGGGAAATGCTTAAGTTGTGATATTAAATTTGATGGAACAAACGCTTGTATTTTTGATTTTCACCACAAAGATGCAAGTAAGAAGGATATTAGCATCGGGCGGGTAATAACTCGGAAGTGGGAGAAAGTAAAGCCCGAATTAGATAAAACTGAAATGTTATGCAGTAATTGTCATAGACTAAAACACAACGGAGGATAAAATGACATTGCCCCAAGAAAGGTTTAAGGATTCCTATAAAAATTGGCGGTGGAATCCATTCTCTGAAACCGATATGGCCGTTGATAAGGAAGAGGATGGTCTGGTTATTCCCTCGGGGAGTCCATTTGTCGTGCAACTCCTGGAGGTGCCTAGATTAAATGACCCAACTACAGTCTCAGTTCGGGCTTATGATACAAAAACCAATGTTGACCAGAATTCATCCTCTGGACAAAAGGTTTTATATGTAGCCTCGACAACTGGATTCTCTGCTACCGATAAAATCATAATAAATCGAGGGGGAGAAAGAGAAGAGGAAGGAGTCGTTGATACGATACAAGCTGGAGTATCGCTTACCCTTGTTGATAGTCTTACCAATCCACATACAGCTGCACAGGCTGACGATGTTGAGAAATACATTGAATTCACAGAAGTTGGCACGGCCCCCACTCAAAGTCAATATCGTGTGGATTATCCCCCGGACGATGGGGAGGGAACAGGACTTATTGAGTTTAATCAGAATGACGCAAGCAAAGAGATCCGGGTCAATTACAAGGCTACCGGATCACCGGCACTTGAGGAATTTCTTGATACAAAAGTTTCTTATCCCGCCGGAGATCCGAGCGACCATCAGATTTTAGGTTTTGTATCGGGTGCACCTGATTGGAGATATAACCCGATACGGTATTTTCACGAAGGTCAGGTCATTTATAACGCAGCCGGAGAAGATGAGAGCTGCCTTTTATTCCGGTTCAAAAAGACCGCAAATGAGGGAAAGGTTTATCTTGAGTTAAAGGGCGCAAAACTCCACCAGGGATATTACAGCGAACTCTTCCAGCATAATCATGGAGTAGGAACTTTGAGTATCCCGTTTGCTCCTAACCACACTCACGCGGCTGGAAGCCTGGCAGGATCGCAACCGAATCATATACATCCGCTAACAGGATCAACGGCGAATCAAAGCGTATCCCATAATCATGTAATAAACAATATAAGTCATCAACATGCGATCCCCACTACTGGAAGCGGGGGCCAAACGGGATGGGCAAATGGATGCACGTCCCCTACGGCAAATCAGAGCGCAAGTCATAACCATGCCAAGGGGACTTTAGCTGTAGGAAATGGCGGGAATGATGCCGTCACGATAGCAGGAAATACGGGAAGCAATGGATATCATGAGCATGTGATTTCAGGGAATACGGCGAATGCAGGGGTAGCGGCAAAGACTTATAATAATGAGGCTAAAATTTATGTGGATTCAGTCGATAAAACGGCGGCATTTATTGCCCTTTGTGCATTGGATAAACTTGGAAACGGGACGGGATCGCACGCGTTTGTCACTACTGGAAGCGGTGAGATCGACGTGAGTACATGGTTTGCCTCGAATAAAATCTATGAGATAAAGATAACCCAACCATCGAGTGGATATGGTGGTCGCGTACTTCTGCATATTGAGTTGGTCTGATTCATCTTGAAATATTGAATTATTTTAATTGACAAAATCTTACGCATAATATATACTTATATATATGCAGATAGAAATTAAAACCCTCCGTTGTAAACGATGTAACCATATCTGGATTCCCAGGAAACAAGAAGTCCGAATTTGTCCTAAATGTAAATCTCCATATTGGGATCGGAAAAGGAAAATAAAATAATGCCAATAGCAAAAGGACGCATTCCCTGGAATAAAGGCCTTACAAAAGAAACCGATAATCGTGTTTATAAATATGCTAAAAACCTTTCTGGAATAATGTTAGGAAAGAAACATACCGAAGTAACTAAAAAGAAAATAAGTGAAGCATTAAAGGGAGAAAAGAATCCATTTTTTGGAAAAAAACATACAGAAGAAACTAGAAAAAGGCTTAGTGAAATTGCTGGGAAACGAGTTTTATCGGAAGAAACTAGAAAAAAAATAAGCAAAGCAATACAGGGTAAGAATCATCCCAATTGGGGGAAGGCCTTTCCGAAAAAAATTCGGGAGAAAATAAGCAGGACGAGAATAGAAAGACAATTGGCTGCGGGTGAAAATAATCCCATGTTTGGGATTCATCTTTCTGGTAAAAAAAACCCTCGTTGGAAAGGAGGGCGAAGAAGTTATTATGC